CCTTTTATAGTAAAAAGAGACAGAATGAATTTACAATATTACTATTGGTATTTTAAAGCCGCTTTACCTAAATCTTTTTGTGAAGATTTAATAAAATACGGTAATGAAAAAACAGATGAGATAGCTCTTACTGGAGGCTTTCAAGTAAAAGGTGATAACGGTGAAAAATTAAATAAGAAAGAATTAAAAAATTTAAAAGAAAAAAGAGATTCTAATATTGTTTGGTTAAATGAAAAATGGGTTTATAAAGAAATACAACCTTTTATACATGCAGCTAATAAAAATTCTGGTTGGAATTTTCAATGGGATTGGTCTGAGTCTTGTCAATTTACAAAATATAAAGAAGGTCAATACTATGATTGGCATTGTGATTCTTGGGATAAACCTTATGATAAAGACAAAGGATCTAATTTAGCAGGGAAGATAAGAAAACTTTCTGTAACATGTACTTTATCTAAACCAGAAGACTACGAAGGTGGTGATTTAGAATTTGATACTAGACAATACGATCCTAAAGAAGGACCAAAATTTGTAACTTCTCCAGAATTAAGAGAACAAGGGTCTATTGTTGTATTTCCAAGTTTTGTTTGGCACAGAGTTAAACCTGTTACAAGAGGTATTAGAAACTCTATAGTAATATGGAACTTAGGAGACCCATGGGTATAACTATTAAACATAATTTTTTAGAAGTATCTTTTCTAGATAAACTACTGGAAAGTATTGTAAAAGAGTCTCAAGGATATAAACCTATTTGGAAATCTAATATTAACTGGGGAGAAAATATTGTTAAAGGTTCTTCTTTAGTACTAGCTTATGAATTAAAAGATATTCATTTAGAGTATATAAAAAATAAATTTATAGAATTAAACAGTATTTTTAAAGATAAAGATATAGTAGGTCACTTTTATGTTTGGACAAAAGGTAGTCAAATACCTTTTCATAATGATAATAACTATACTCACGGATGCACCTTATACTTAAATAAGTACTGGGACGTAGATTGGGGAGGTTTATATTTATGGTTAGAAAATGATAAACTTAATACAGAAAAACCAGAATTTAATAAATTAATAATTAATACTAATAATATTAGACATGGTACAAGTGTTGTTAATTATAATGCTCCAGAAGAAAGAATTACTTTACAAATATTTTTTAAATGAAAATCATCGATCACATAGCTATTTTTGAAAATTATTTTACTGAAGAGTTTTGTAAAGAGCATATACAGTTTTTTAAAAAAGACCAACCAAGATACTCAAGAGATAATGAAAAAGTACAAGATGAATCGGTTTCTTTAAAATATTGGGAACAAACTTTTTTGGAAGTGTTTTGGAAAAAATGTTATCCTGAGTATTTAACTCAATACCCTATTTTAAAAAAATTAACGAGTCATAAAATACTTGATATAAAAATACAAAAAACAAAACCAGGTCAAAGTTATCCGTATGTTCATTGTGAAAATATGTCCATGGATAGTAGAAATAGAATTTTAGTTTTTATATTATATTTAAACACTGTCGATGATGGTGAAACTTATTTTGAAACTCAAAATTTAAAAATAAAACCTGAACAAGGCAAATTAGTTTTATGGCCAGCAAACTTTACTCACGCACACAAAGGTTTACCCCCTAAACAAGAAAAATATATTTTAACTGGATGGGTTGAATATGGTATTTAATTATGTCTAAAGACAACATACAAACTATATTTGTAAATACTTTATTTTCATCACATTCTTTATTGCCTGTGGAAGATTTAAAACCAATGATAGATGAATGTAAAAAAATTCAACAAGAAATAAAGTCAGGAGGAGATAACTGGCGTTGTAATACATATAATACTTTGGGAACTTATGAATTAAAAAATAATGATAAGTTTAAAAAATTAATAGATGTTATTACCAATAAAGTAAATATCTATGCAAAAGAATTAAAATCTAATTATACTTACACGTGTGGTAATTCTTGGTTTAATATATATAAAAAAGGGGACTACCAAGAATATCATTACCATGCAAATAGTTATTTTAGCGCTATATTTGTATTACAAACACCTAAACCTTCTCCTACTATAGTTTTTGAAAACCCCTTAACTGATATGCTTCCTTTAAAAAATTTAGATGTATGTGAAATAAATGCTGAAACATTTAATGTAAATGGTATGGATGAAAACTGTTTACTTATTTTTAGATCTCATTTAAGACATATGGTACATCCACTGCAACATGAAGGTGAAAGAATTTCAATAGCATTAAATTTTTAAATATGACTTTTAAAAAAAATAAATATCAAATCATAAGACAGGCAATCAGTCCAGAGCTAGCTAAATTTTGTCATGATTATTTTTTGTTAAAGAAAAAAGTAGTTGCACATATGTTTGAAAAAAAATACATATCACCTTACAATACTAGTTTTGGAACTTTTAGTGATCCACAAGTTCCTAATTCTTTTGCACAATATGCAGATACTGTAATGGAAACATTACTACTTAATGTTCAAGAAAAAATGGAAAAAGAAACAGGTCTAAAATTAATACCTACATACTCTTATGCTAGGGTGTATGTAAAAGGAAATAAATTAGCTAGACACAAAGACAGACCTAGCTGTGAAATATCAACAACGATGAATTTAGGTGGAGATGTATGGCCGATATATATTGACCCTACCGGAGAAGATAATGTTACCCATATTTCAGAAGCAGAAGTAATAGTAAAAGAGGGAGCAAACCCTGGAATAAAGATCGATTTAAATCCAGGAGATATGTTAATTTACAAAGGCTATGATTTAGAGCATTGGAGAGATGTTTTTAAAGGAGAAATTTCTACACAAGTTTTTTTACATTATAATGATACAGAATCTGAGTGGTCTGAAAAAAATAAATTTGATAATAGAGAGTTTATAGGTCTTCCTGATGGAATGAAAATTGGTTGAAATGGCTCCTAATCTAATATAAAATACTTAATCTGCTATAAAATATAGTACACAGGTTTTTATATGCTACAAAAATTAGGATTTGCACCAGGATTTAATAAACAAGTTACCGAAACAGGGGCTGAAGGCCAATGGTTTGATGGTGACAATGTAAGATTTAGATACGGAACTCCTGAAAAAATAGGGGGTTGGTCTCAATTAGGTTCAGATAAATTAACTGGTGCGGGAAGAGCTATCCATCATTTTGATAATAATGCTGGTATTAAATATGCAGCTATTGGAACCAATAGACTTTTATATGTTTATTCAGGTGGAACATTTTATGACATTACTCCAATAAGGGTGTCTATTACAGGTGTTAAATTTACAAGTACTTCAAGTTCACCTACAGTTACAGTTACTTTTCCAAGCCCTCACGGAATGGTAGTAGATGATATAATATTATTTACTAGTGTAACCGGTCTATCGAGTTCTACTTTTACTAATGCAACTTTTGAAGATGTAAAGTTTATGGCTACTTCTGTTCCTACGTCTACAACAATTACAATTACTATGGCTGCTAATGAAGCCGGGACTCCTTTGTCTCTTAGTGGGGATGCCACTGGAAATCCTTTTTATAACATTGGTCCATCACAACAATTAGGTGGGTTTGGTTGGGGTACAGCAAGTTTTGGGGGAACAGCTTCCGGTATTGCAACTACTACATTGTCTACAGCTTTAACAGACCTTATAACAACAGATATTGTTGTTGCAAACTCAACACAGTTTCCTGCGTCCGGAGAAATTAGAATTGGTACTGAAGACATTAGTTACACAAACAATGACACGGGAACAGGGACTTTAAGTGGAGGAGCTAGAGGCGCTAATGGGACTACAAAAGCTACACATAGTGCAGGAGCTACAGTAAGTAATATTTCAGCTTTCGTTGCATGGGGTGAATCTTCTACGGATGATGTAACTCTTGACCCTGGTTTATGGATTCTTGATAACTTTGGTACAAAATTAATTGCACTTATTTATAATGGTGCGTGTTTTGAATGGGACTCGTCTCCGACTAATGCTACATCAAATAGAGCAACTATAATACCTAATGCGCCCACTGCATCGAGACATGTTTTGGTTTCTACACCAGACAGACACCTAGTATTTTTTGGAACAGAAACTACTGTTGGAGACCCTACAACTCAAGACGATATGTTCATTAGATTTTCTGACCAAGAAAATATAGATCAAACTGATTCTTATACTGTTAGAGCCAATAACACTGCAGGCACTCAAAGATTATCTGATGGTTCTAAAATTATGGGTGCTATTAAAGGTAGGGATGCAATTTATGTTTGGACCGATACAGCATTATTTTTAATGCAATTTGTTGGTCAACCTTTTACTTTTGCATTTCAACAAGTAGGAACCAATTGTGGTTTGTTTGGAAAAAATGCATGTAGGGAAGTCGATGGTTCTGCATATTGGATGTCAGAGAATGGTTTCTTTACATACGACGGTCAATTAAAATCTATGCCATGCCTTGTAGAGGACCATGTATTTGATGACATAAATTCAACTTCCAGAGATTTAATTAACTGTGGTTTAAATAATTTGTTTGGTGAATTAAATTGGTTTTATTGCACTAATGGTTCTGATGTTGTGGATAGAGTTGTTACATATAATTATCTAGACTCATCAACAAAACAACCTATATGGACAACTGGTACTTTAGCTAGAGCAGCATGGCAAGATTCAGCTGTTTTTGAAACACCGCACGCAACTTTTTATGATGTTAATAGTAATAATTCGTACGATGTTGTTGGCAATACTGACGGTTGTACTATATACTATAGTCAGGAAACAGGGACCGATCAAGTCGATGCTGGGGGAACAGTTACTGCAGTGATAGGAACTATAACTTCAGGTGATTTTGACATTACACAGAAAAGAAGTAACACAGGAGCTACTGTAGGTATGCCCGACATTAGAGGAGATGGTGAATACATTATGAGAATTAGCAGATTTATACCAGATTTTATAAACCAAACAGGTAACACTAAAGTTAGTTTTACAACTAGAATGTATCCAAACAGCACACCAGTTACCAAAGATTTTTCAATAACAAGTGCAACTACTTTTAAAAGTACGAGAGTTAGAGCTAGATCAATTGCATTAAAAATAGCTAACACAACTAGTGGAGAAGATTGGAAACTAGGTACATTTAGATTAGACATTGCAC